GGGCAAGGTGGCCCCGCCTGGGCAGAGGTGAGGCCGTGAACGGGACCTTCGATAGCTTCCAGGAGTTTCAGGAGGCCATCAGGAAGGAGCTCGAACCACGGCCCATGGTCCAGGTGGTGGTCCTCACCATCAACGGGCACAAGGTGGTGTGCCTCGGGCCCATGCTCCACGTGCCCCACCTGGGCCTGCACGTCGGCGACATTCAAGAGATCGAGTTCGGGGAGATCATCCCCGCCAATCTGGCCGTCAAGCTGCTGGATGGGTCACTCGCCGGTGGCGCGATGCAGTGAGCGCCAGCTCCAGGTTGTCCAGTCGGTTGTCGCAGCGCACGCCATTGATATGGCGCACGCGGGACGGAGGCCATTCTCCATGGCCCAAGAACCAGGCAATGTCCTGGGCCGCGAAGTAGCGCCCCTTGATCCCAATCATGATCGTGCCGTCAGGGCGGAAGTTTCCGGCCACGGTGCCGGCGCGTAGGTTGGTCCGGGGGCGGACACGCCAAAGGATGTCCCCAGTCGCATCGTCATACCGCAGGCGACGGTCGATCAGGCTAAGATAGTCGGTGCTCATACTGTCGTTCCCCTTTGAACGATGGGTGGGAAGTGAAGCCCGGGCGTTGGCGCGCTCGGGCTTTGCGCATTTTAGGGCAAGAAAGGGGCGGGGGCCATGGTCAGGAGGGCATGGAGCAGGGCTCACGGACCACGCGGCAAACGCATAAGCAGAAATGCCAACGATAAAAGTTTTTTTGAAAAAAATATCAGAAAATGACGTAATAGACGTAAGGGACGTAATAGATGAATGAAATCAATAGGTTAGAGCATCACAGGACATTACACAGGTAATACAGGTGTAATTCGTATAAAAGTCGCGCGCGGGAAGTTTTCGAAGAAAAATAATTTTCTCTTGGATATTTTCCTTATAGGGGACCCTCCCTGGACATGAGGCCGGACCTCCTTGTATAGTTCGGGCATGTTGACAATTGACAGCCACGTGCCCATGCCGAAAACGCATCAGCGGGAGAAGTACCCGTTCTATGACATGCGCATCGGCGACAGTTTCCTGATCACCAACCCGGACAAGGTCAAGAACGCCCGAAGCGCCGCCTGGATGTTTTCCCAGCGGCACGACGGGGTGCGCTTTTCCATCCGCTGGCGCGAGGCCGACAAGGGCTGGCGCGTGTGGAGGGTGTCCTGATGAAGACCAACAAGGACGACAAGTTCTTGGCGGGCAAAACCCTGGGCGGCCGGCCGGCCGTGGTCGAGGCCCGGATCACTGCGCCTGTGAAGCCGCACAAGCCCCGGCTGCTGACACCCCAGGAATGGAAGTTCGTCGAGGAATTCTGCGCTGAAGACGGCCGGCTGAACATGCGCGAGGTGGCCATCCGGGCCGGGTACAGCGAGGCCTGGGCAAAGAACCGGGCCCGCGAGCTCACCGACCCGGAGCTGAACCCGCACATCGTGGCCGCGATCCAAGAGCGCCGCAAAGAGCTGGGCGAGAAGTACGGGACCACGTACGAGCGGCACATGCGGGACCTGCAGTTGATCCGAGACCAGGCCCTGCAAGCCGGCGCGTATGGCGCGGCCGTGCAGGCCGAATACCGCCGGGGGCAGGCCCTGGGCACGATCTACATCGACCGCAAGGAAATCAGGCACGGGACCATCGACAGCATGTCCAAGGAAGAGGTCATGCGCAAGCTGGAGGAAATCCGCCGCCTGTATGGCCAGGGCGGGGGCCCTGTGATCGACATCACGCCCCGACAGTTGGAATCGGACCCGGAGCTGGCCGAGCTGCCGGACACCGCACCGGCCGAAGACCCTGAAGACGACAGCGCCGACGAGCGCCCGCCCGAGAACGGAGAACCCCATGCCAGTGAAGCCGGAGAGCCGCCTGTACAACCGGGTCCGGGAAAACCTCGAAAACTGCCGTATATCCCGGATTGAAAACCGGGTGAACCTGGGCATTCCGGACTGCCTGATCGCAATGAAGCCCGAGGGCATTTTCGTGCCCGTCGAGCTCAAGGTTGTGCGCCGTGGCCGCAAGGTAGAGCTGCGCCCGCATCAGGTGGCATTCCACGTATCGCACGCGGATATGGGCTGCCCGACGTTCATCCTGGTGGAATATCACCCGCCCGGCACGGTGGCCGCACGCAAGGCCGAGCTGCTGCTGTACCGTGGCGAGCAGGCCCTGGACCTGGTCAAGCTCGGGATTGACGCGGAACCCCTGGACCGGTGGAATTACGCGGCCCCGATGTGGCACCGACTGCGCCAGCACCTGGCCGAGAGTTGACAGTTAACACCGGCACGCGTTACCATGGCACGACCTGGGCATGGGCCCGGGCAACAGAAAGCGAGAAAACCATGCGCGTGAAAACCCTAATCGGCGCGGAATGCGCCTATGCCTGCATTCAATCCGGCCCGACGTCCCTGGACGTGCGCCTAAGCCCTGGAAAATCCGCCGCCGATAGCCTGCGCGAGACCGCCGACGCGTGGCGAGCCGAAGCCGGCCGCCTGCAGCATCGGGCCATGCTATTGACCGAAGCCGCCGCCCAATTGGACGAAGACAAGCGAAGCGGCCGCCGGTATGCGTCGGCGTGACCGCCTGCGCCTAACCCGACCACCACGAAAACCACCACCGGACCCGGACGGCCGGGCCGGCCTGCTGCGCCATGCGCGCACGGTGGCAAAGCTCGGGCTTTTTTGGCTGCTGCATTCCCTGCTCAACGGCCGCTAGATTTTTTTTGCGTCGGGGTGTTGACAGTTGATTTTTTGATGGCTTAAAATTCCGCCAGGTGTTGCGCTGGGCGACACCACCAGAAAGCGAGAAAGCGAGACCACCATGCTCAAAACCGTTACCACGTCGGGCAACAAAAAAACCGGCCCCATTGCCGTGACCTACCGGGCCGGCGCGCACCACGTTTTCGGGACCTGCCCGAAAACCTGCGCCCTGAACCCCCAGGGGGACCACGCGGCCGACCTGATCGACGCCGATTATCTGGCCGCCCTGCGCCAGGCCGTGCCACGCAATGGCCAGGCCTGGACCTATTCGCATTTTCCGGCCGAGCTGCTACCGGTACCGGCCGCTGGCGAGACCGTGATAAATGCGAGCTGCGACACCATGGCCGACGCCCTGGCCGCCGTGGCCATCGGCCGCCCGGCCGTGGTGGCCGCCCCGGCCGGCACGGTGTGGCCCTGCACGCGCGACGGGGTCCGATTCGTGCAATGCCCGGCCGAGCTGGCCGAGAATTTCAGTTGCGCCCAGTGTGGCAACGGCCGGCCATTGTGCGCCCGGGGGGATCGGGATTTTGTCGTGGTATTCGTGGCGCATGGGTCCGGGGCCGCCCTGGTCGGATCGGACACCCCCGGCGGGTGCTACGGTAACGGGGGCCCGGTGCGCCTGCAGTGGAATGCGACGCGGAAAACCGGGGCCGCCGACGATTCGGCCGCCGTGGTGGGCTTTGCCCGGTCCCTGCCCCCGGGGTCCCTGCTGCGCCATCACGTGGTGGGGGACCTGGGCCAGGCCTGAAAATATTTTTTGCCGGGGGCTTGCGCCCCTGGATTTTTTTAGACTAAAATTTCCGAACCGGGCAATATCGCCCGGCCTTAACTTCAGAAAGCGAGAAAGATATGGCTCACATGATCGACACCACCACCGGCCGCGCTGCAATGGCATACGCTGGGCAAACCCCCTGGCATGGCCTGGGCCAGGCACTGACCCCCGGGGCCAGCATCGAGACCTGGACCCGTGAAGCCGGCCTAGGCTATACCGTCCTGGAATCCCCCGTGCGGTACGATTCCCCGGCCGCCAGCGAGCCCCAAACCTGGCCGGCCCGTAAGGTCCTGCACCGATCCGACACCGGCGCGCCCCTGGCCGTGGTTTCCGACAGTTACCACGTGGTGCAACCTGGCCAGGTGATGGATTTTTTCCGCCAGCTCGTCGAGCTCGGGGGCTTTCAGCTCGAAACGGCCGGGGCCCTGAGCGACGGCCGCCGGGTGTGGGCCCTGGCCAGTGTGGGCGACGCGGCCCCCGTGGTTTCCCGGGACCTGGTGAAGCCTTACCTGCTGCTGGGCACGTCCTACGATGGGACCATGGCCACGGTGGCAAAATTTACCGCTATCCGCGTGGTGTGCAATAACACCATCACGGCCGCCGTCGGCGGGTATTCCGCCGGCCGCGTGATTAAGGGCGAGGCCGAGCAAAGCCTGGGCTACCTAAAGAGCGCCGTCCGGGTCCTGCATTCCGAGCGATTCGACGCCGACGCCGTGCGCCTGCAGCTCGGGATTGTGGCCGGTGCCTGGGAATCGTTCCTGGTGCAGTCGCGCCAGCTCGCCGACGTCCCCATGGGCCAGGCCGACGCCGACGAATTCCTGGCCGAGCTGCTGGCCCCGTACCATACGAGCGCAAAGCCCCTGCAGGAAAGCAAAGCCTACCGCCAGGTCCTGGAGCTTTTCAACGGCCGCGCCATCGGGTCGGACCTGCCCGGGGTGGCCGGTACCCGGTGGGCCATGCTTAACGCCGTCACCGAGCTGGTGGACCATGCGCGCGGCCGCTCCAACAATACCCGGATTGAATCGGCATGGTTCGGGGCCGGTGCGGCCCTGAAAGCCCGGGCCGCCGAGCTGCTGGCCGCCGACCTGGTGGGGGCTTAATCATGGGGTGGCTTTTCTCTCCGAGCTGGGCCACCCGTGCCGACCTGGTGCGCCACCTGCGCCGGCCGGCACGTTTCGGCGATAACCTGGAGCTGGTGCGCGCCTGCACCGTCGGGAATCATCACTGGTACTTGGTGCGCGAGCGGGCCACCGGCCTGCACTGGATCGGCCTGGACCTGCTGCAATCCGGCCGGGGCGACGGATGGGGATACAAGGACCTGGACGAATCGGTGGGGCCGACGGCCGTCGATTGTCCCCTGGCCTACCTGGCCGCCCCGCATGCCGACCGCGACGGGTGGGCCCTGCAGTGGCGCGAGCGGGTCCGGGCTTACCATGCCGGCCGCCAGGCCAGGCCCGCCCCTGCCCCTGGTGCCTGGGTGCAGTATGGGGGCCGGGCTTACCGCCTGATCGAGCCCGCCGGGCCGCGTCGGGGGTGGCGCGTGGCCGACGAGCTGGGCGACACCTACCGCATGCAAGCCCGCCA